AGTATGTGGTAATGTCTCCTGAAATTTCCTTCTGTCCAAGAACAGGCTGATAAGGATTTCTATCACCCCTTATTATAGCTGAAGATACTAAATCTCTTGATGCTTTTATGGATTCAGATACAATAGGTATTACCTGCGGGTTTAATGTTCCTAATGTTTTAAAAGTTGATTCTGATGCACAAGATAATTGTGCTTTTGCTCCTCTTGCTTGTGCCATGTTTTCCTCCTATCTATTTTTTCTTTTCTTTACTGATTCAAATTCTTCTTCAGTAACAAATTCAGTCTCAGCAACTTCTTCCACAATTTCAAAATAATCTCTTTTTAAGAGATTTTCAGCAACATCTTCACTAACTTCAACAACTGTATCTTTAAAAAGTTTGCCTAAACCATTTATATAAAGACCATCTATATTTCCTGTGTATTTTAGTTTCACTAAAACCCTCCTTTAATCAGAAGTCATATCACCATATTTGTGTCTATATAACATTCTCCAAGTAATTGCTACTCCTATTATATCTCTTTCAGCAACAAAAGCATAGTATTCAATACTAATAGCATCAAGTAAACCAATCATAGTTTGCAATGTATTATCACTCATAATAGCCTTATGGGTTGTATTTATGGTAGTATCTATATCAGACTCTCTTGCAAACATTTCAGTAACTATGTTTAATTCCCAAGTTTCTTTTCCAATTACTGCTTCATTCCCTCCTAAAATTTTATTTTCATTTTCTACATAAATAAAACAAGCAGGTAAATGTGCTAAACCAAAATTTTGTGGTAATAGTCTTGAATCTTTTACATAGCTAAAATAATTAGCATCACTAATTGTTTTATAAAACTGTTCTAATATTGTCTTTCTTAAAGTGTCTGCCATTTACTCTCCAATATTAACTGCTTCCAAATTAGCAGAAGAAAGAAGACTGTTATAAATAATTTCATCAATTCTTCTTAATGACACTCTCTGTCTTATTGTAACAGAACTTTTTCCCACAAACAAAGCATCACCAATACTACCATCTTTATTACGCTTACCTAAATACCAAACAGGTCCACTTCTTGTTCGTGCTACTTTAATTCCTTCAAAATCAGCAACCCTTGGTCTTGAATATGGTAATTTATTATAATAAACATCGGCAATTCTGCCAACAGGTATTGTCAGCCATTTATGTCCTTCAGTAGGAACTATTGTAATACTTTCATCGCCTATATGTGTTTCAACATGAGGAGCTTTTTCTTTGTTAAAAGCAACAGATACATAAAAACTATCGTCTTCTTCTACTTTATTTCTAACTACAAAAGACCTTCCTAACATACCAGTTCTCTTAACTACTTCACTATAGATATAATTTCTTACATTCCCAAGAACTTCTTTTCTTACTTCTGTTTCAATTTGTTCTTTTACATGTTTCTTAATATCATTTATTATTCTTCTAATTCTCTGTTCAGTTTTATCAAGTTCTTCAATAGATTGAAATGAGAGCTCAATCATCTATCTTCCTACAGGTGTTCTTCTAAAAGGCAGTAATGCCTGTTTAACATCTGGCAACAAATCTACAAACAGTGTGGAAAAAGAACCATCTCTTGTATTCAATGACACAATCCCAGTATCTCTTCTTCTCATAAAATCAAAAGCAGTCTGTCTTGCACAGGCTATTGATATTATAGGAGGTACTCCTACAACATCAAACACAGTAGCAAAACCTGTAACAGTTAATGTTTCTAAAGAAGAGAAACCGCCTGTATAAGTAATACTCACTTCTTTAGGTCTTGTTTCTGTAAATTCTGTAAAAAATTCTATAACACCTTCATCATACCATACATAATAGTCTTCATTTTCAGTTAAAGCAGAATCAGAATAAGATACTGTTAAAGTAGCTGTTGAATCTATTGGAAAAGCAGATACATAAAACAGCCTCCTACCTGAAGAAAAATATTCAGTTCTTTCCTTTTTCAAGAGATTCCTGTTTAAAAATGTTTCAATCCTGTTTGAGTTAAAGGCTATAAACACATCAAGGAGAGAATCATTTATAGTTTCAGTAGAAGGAATCTCAAGCAATGATTTAACAACTGTTTTTGTTGTTAACAAAATATAGTTATTAAACATCTATTATTTCCTTGTTTTAACTTTCTTACTTGATGTTATAGCCCTGTTATTTATCTCAAGTTTTTTACTTTTTTTCTTTTTCTTTTTCTTGCCCATTAAAACCTCCAATTAGAGAGAAGCACAGCCCCTTAAAATTAAAAAATTTTAAAATCAATGGGGCTGTGCATACAAACTCCTAACCACTGATTATTTGTCAACCATCAATTCATCTCCATCTTCTATAAGATGGAGACTTCTTGATAAGAACTTGTTAAACAGGATAAGAAGGAGCACCGCCAAGAACAACTGCACCTGCTACTGTTACAGTAGCTCCAGGAGGATTTACCTCAAGTTTAATATATCTCTTTAGACCTCTTAAATCCAGCCTCACTTCTGTCGCTGTAGCTGTAGTAGTTACAAGAGATATTGTCCCTGTTGTAGATGTTGCTGAAAAAGGCCCTCCAGAAGTATCACATTCATAAACAGTGTATGTTGCTGTTCCAACATTGGCTGCTGCACTTGTCAAAATGTATGCAACACCTGTTTCATAACCAAGCCTATCAATTTCATTACCTGTAATTGTAGCTGTTGTTGTAGATACTACAGGTGTTATTGCATTTTTACATGCTATAATATCCATTAATTCTGTAAACATAGTTTATTACCTCCATTTAAAGTTTTATTTGGGGGTAGTATAGTCTACCCCCTTATTCATAAGCCCATTAAGCAGATATTGTGGGCTGAGCATAGCAGAAAGATTCTGCATGCCTTACACCTATATCCACATCCTGGATTATCCTTATCCATGTCTGGTCATATTCAAAAGCTGTAGATGTTTCCTGAGAAACTTTAAGCTCTATAACACCCCACATAGCAATTATCATTTCTTCCCAGTTACCGAAGAATATATTGGCTGTCTGAGAACCTGTATTGCTTGAAGGTGCTATCTGTGTAGACATTGCATAAGGATGCCCAAGCCAGTTTACAAACTCATTTTCTGCTACCATAGGCTGAATTACATACATTCCGTTAGTATCGCCACTAAACTGTGCAACTTTCATTTTAACAAGTGTTCTCTTTACTGCTGGGTGGAAAACATAACCAAGTTTCCCACGATAGGCATTGTTTCTCTGTAGCTCATACTGCATATCATACATCATGTCAAATGTAAGAGTAGAACCAGATACAGAATTTATACCAGCATAAAGAATTCCACGAGGCTTGTATTCTGAGCCTGTTCCTTCAAGTGCTGCATAGTCTATCTGTAGAGCTATTCTTGTAAATAAATCTCTCCTAATTAAATCCTCAACAGAAGGATTGCTGTATTTTAAGAGTGTATTAGATACTTTGCAAAGTGCTGCTGCCCTTTTTGGAGTCATAGAAAGCTGTCCACCACTTAATTCAGATTCTGTAATACTTGCATTTTCTCCTACCCAATAACCAGTAGAACCACCTACCTGTTTTGGTATTACAGCAGGTATTCCAGTTAGATTCTGAAGGACTGTTGCCCCCATTTTAATAGTAACAGCTTCTGCTTCCAGTTTTTCAATATAACCTTGAAGAATTTCTACAGGCACAAAAAAGCCCATATTGGATGAACCAGTAGCACCCATTGCCTTTTTCTGTGCTTCTGCAAAAACTTCTTTCTCAAAACCAGCCTCACTCCAATCATTTGTTATGATTGCTTTTGCTGCCCTTGCTATGCTGAATTTGTCTGCATAATCTTCAAGTCCTGGAACAGAGATTCTCCTTTTCTTCAAGGATTCTTCCAATTCATCAATCCTTGTTATAATATTCTTCTGTTCCACAAAAACATCCTCTACCTTTTTAACAAAGTCCTTAATCATTTCCTTCTGATTATCCAGTGCTTCCTTTATTATTTCGATTGACATAATAAAACCTCCATATTTTTATTTTTTATTATTATAAAATCAATGGAATCATTGTTCATGTCCAAGAACTGACCCCTCTTATGATTTTCGATTATAGGTTAAGATTGTATCAATTTCTTTCAAATCTTCCTGTATAGTCGAAAAAATCTTATCAAATGTGTCCGTTTTCTTTTCTTCTTTCTTTTCTTCCTTCTGAAATTTAGCAAACATAGAAGCAAGACTTTCCACATCTATTTCTTCATCAAGTTTAGGAGCAATCTCATCAAGTAGCTCTATAATTCTGTCCAATCTATCAATCACTTTAACCTCAAAACTTAAAACATCTTCCTCATCATCTTCTTTTGTTTCTATATCATCTTCTGTTTTTCCATCTGTAACAATTTCTTCTTCTACAACATCTTCAATTTCATCCAATCTTGTTAATTCATCTTCAAACTCTGTTTCTTCTAAAATAACTTCTTCTAATTCTTTCTTACCTTCCTTTTCTTTAACCCAATCAGTAGCTTCTTTAAGAGTCCATTTTTCCACATCAAATAAATATTTCTGAATTACCATACTGTTTCCGCCATCTTTTAGTTTACCAACTACTGCTTTAATGCCTTTCTTTTCAGATAGTGTTATAGTCCTCAAAGTATCTTTTATAAAGTCCTTAACATCTCTTACAGGAATGTGATGATAATTTTCGGTGGATTCTATTTTCATTACTAATTCTTCATACAAGTCTGTGTCACCAAAAAGCTCAATAAAATCTTCTTTTGTTATTTCTGACAGACCTGTTGTTTCAAACTTATCCCACAAATCCTTGTTCTTTTCCCAAGGAGGTGCTTCTCCAAAATCTTTGTAATGCTTCCCAAGATGTTCTTTAACTTTTGGAACATCTTCTTCGGGCATTTTTGTTGCAGTAAGTCTAACTGTTGCACTTGTAACTCCACGCCATACTGTTTTGTAACCATCAACAGTATGATGTGGTAGTTTGTAACTACCTTTATTTTCAGGGTCTCCTACGATAACAGCACACATTTCTTTTAAATCATCAACAGTAGCTTTCTTTACTTCTTTTCCAGCATCCCATGTAGTCTCTTTGTCTGCAAGCTGATATTTTTTGTAAGGAATACCTGTTTTTACTTTTATAAAGTCTAAAACTTTTTCTGAATAAGATTTAACTACAAAATCTTCTATGTTCTTAATGCTATCCTGTAAAGCATTTGCATTAGCAGGAACAATTACCTGACTTACTTCCAGTAACTCAACATCAGTAAAAATCCTATATGGTTTCTTTCCTGCCCTAACATCTTCATCATCCCAATCATTAGTTATAGTTCCTTTTGGTTTTGGTCTAAAACCCACTGAATATGCCGCCACACCATTCTTTGCAAGGAAGAAACCCCAATCTGCTTCATCATTTCCTTCCCCAACAAAATACTTCATTGTTGCTACTAACCCTTTTTCAGGGTCAATTTCTAAATTTTTAATAATACCTATGTTATAGATTAGTTTACCATAATTATGTGAGCTTACTAAAACAGGATGTTTCATAAAAGTATCAAGAGATTTTGCCCACGCATCAAGTTTTATTACATCACCGTATCTGTCAATAGATTCATCTGATATTATTGCTTTTACGGTATAATCATCATTATCAATATCGATAGTTTTAGCAAAATATGTTTTAACAATCTTATTGTTATCTTTCATACGTATCCTCCTTTTAAAAACATAATCTTTGTTCATAAGTGTTTGTAATTAAATAAGAACAATTATTCCACAGGAACAGTAAAACAAGAACAGCCTAAAACATCTTTTGAATCAGCCTCCTTACATGCTGGAAATAATAATTTATCTCCAACTAAAAAAGACTCACCAACATTAACAATTTTTCTATGTAAGTTTTTATGCCTGTCTCTTAAACAAATCCATCTATGTTTCTTAATACCAAACTTCTGCATAAGACTAAATCTTACCTCATTCAATAGTTCTGTAATTTCAGTTTTAACTATAAGACTAACCTTACTTTCAATCTTATTGTATACCTTCTTTAAAAATATTTCATTTTGCTTTACATTTTTAATAACAAATAATATAGATTTTAGTAAAGAATTTGTATCTGTTTCAATTTTCTTATCTACAATGCTTCTAATTTCATCATCAATTTCAATTTCTTTCAAAGTTTCAAGAGAAAATGTTTCTACTGCTACAGTCATAGTTCTCAAATATGCGTCTTTAAAGACTTCATAAAGCTGTTCCTTTTCAAACTTTTCATCCAGTTTCTTATCTTTTAAAATCCTCTTTCTCTGTTCAAATATAAATCTCTTGAGTTTACTATTGAAATAATCCTCAAGCTCAGACTGTCTTTCAGAAAGATATGAGAAATCTTCAAAAACAGTAGACTTACTGCCTGTCTCTTCTTCTTTTTCTGATTCTTTTTCTGGTTCTTTTTCAGGTTTATTATTTCCAATTAACAGAGTGGCTGGAATGTTTTTGCTTGATGTCCACCACACATCACCCCAATCAACTCTTGGTAAACCTAAATCCAATTTTTCATTAATAACATTAATAGGATAACCCATATCATAAAGAGTTCTTGCAGTATTAACCTTCTCTATAAAATCACTTCTCAATGCTTCTACAACTGATAAGTCAAATTCTCCCCATTCTCTACCACCATTAATTTTGTAGAAAAATTTAGCCCATAAATATTCTTGAAAGAAATTTATTTTTGGGATTATTGTTTCTCTCCAAAAAGCAAGGTGGGCATTTTTAATACCTTCATAAGACTGTATATTGGAATAAACACCAAGAATAACTTCATTGGTTTTGTATGCTGCTAAAATTTCTTCTCTTATTACTCTTTTCAGAATTGAAAACTCCATGTCTCTTTGAGACAGGGATTTAGTCTCAATAAAGTCTGCATTTTCTATAACTGTTATTTGATGTGCTTTTTCAATACCAGAATGTTCTTCTCTAAACTGTTCCTTTAATCTCCTAAACTGCTCATCGTTTAAAAAACCATTTACTTTAACTATACCAGAAAGACCAACACCTTTACCAAAGAACTGTCTATTATACTCACTTGCAAGATAATCCTGTTCAATACCAGATTTAGCAGCTTTATAAGGAGAAATACCTCTAATATCACTAAAAGGGTCAAAATATTTGAACTGTAATATTTCATGTGGTTCTAATACTTCTGCAAAACCATTTTGAACTGGTTTATATTTCCACCTTCCATTAAATATTTTATTACCTCTCTCGTCTTCTTCAAAAAAAGGAAACATTCTCTGTGGCGAAATAACAGTTATTTCTGAAGGCACTTCAGTAACATTTCTTCTTGGCATAAACCAGAACGCCTCACCAAACAACTCAAGATAAACAAGTGTAGCATAAAACAGTAAATTTGTGTGCATATACTTGTTAGGATTTAAAAACAGTTCATATAGTTCACCTTCATCAACTAAAATCTTTTCTTTTGTTTTGTTTCTTATTCCTCTTCCGTCAAACTTTTCTTCCTTATAAATATTGAAAGGAACTCTTGCCACATTTTGAGCAATGGCATTAACAGAAGCAAAGACCCATACTGATTCAGTATAGGGATTGGTTTGCATTCTTCCGCCAGCCAACTCACGCAGAGTTTTAAAAAAAGTAGCATCTTCATATGGATTAATAGAAGAAGAAGATTTCATTATGGAGCTTAAAAAAGCCTTACCAGCTCTTTTTAGAACTTCTTTTATCATAGCAACTCCTTAAATATGTCTTATTCTAATTATACCAGCACCTCTATAAACAGAATACACAGCATATCTCATAGCATCAATACAATGGTTGTTGAAGTCAGCAGGCTCATCAAGAACATTTCCATTTTTGTCTTCTTTCCAAGAATAAGACCTTATCTCTTTGATTAAATTAGTGCTTCTTTCTGTTATCTTTATCCTGAATTTCTTCAAAAAATCTATACCATCTTTCAAGTTCTTGTTAGCTGGGATAGCATTAAAATTTTCTACCTTCAATTCCTTAATTCTATCTGGGTATTGTGAATCAAAAAAGAAAGGTCTGCTTCTTTCATTTATAACAATATTATCCTTTAACCATCTTATCAGTTCTGAGTTAGTCAGTTTTGGTTTATATAAAAGCTCATCTACCCAGCACACAGGTTCATCATTTGCCATTTGTATAGCACAACGGAGAACAACAGTAGGGTCATTATAACCAGGGTCAATACCATAAGTAATAATCATACCTTTTAAATTTTCTGGAAATGAAGGAATAACTTCCCAATTGTTGAAAATAACACTATCAAGCCTGCCCCATTCTCCTAATGTATAAACTCTATACAAGTTGTAATTCTGTTCTTTTAATCTTTCATATCTTTTTACTACTATCCTCATCAAGAAAAGGATTATCAAGATAAGTAGAGTGAATAATCTTTATATCATCTTTAAATGCTGTGTCTTCTACTAATTTTTCCTTAACCCAGAATCTTTCATCAACAGGGTTCATAGAAATAAATATCTGATTTTTTCTACCATCCACACTTTTTTCCCTCAAGTACAATCTCAAAACTTCAAATTCTTCTTTGGAAATACCATCAGTAGGTTCTTCAATCCAGATATAATTCCAGTTTGAACTCTGTCCTGTCCACAATCCTTTATAATTATATCTTGCAAAGACAGTATGATAAGGTTCTGTTTCAACACAATAGACCTTGCCTTTATAAAAATCAGTAACAGGTTCTAATTTAACAAATTTTTCTGGTTTTGTTTTAGTAGATACAATAAAAATTTCATTATCAATGATAGTTTGTGGTTGTCCTCCACAGAACAAGGCAAGTTCATATAAATCATCTGCAAATTTTTTAGAGGTAGTTACAAAATCTATACAATTAGAAAAGACAGTCCCTATCTCATTAATTATGAGATAAAAAATTTCACTTAAAATTCTCTTATTATAAGAAAAAATAATTCTTGGGATTTCTTCATTTTCTATAATCCCATCTACAATCTGTTTAACATTGATATTCCTGTCCTCAAAACCATCAACCCAATTAAAATAAACAGGAACAAAAAAATCAGTATCTATATTAGACACCTTTTCAAAAAGAAATTTTTCGTTCTTCTTTCCTAAAAATTTATGTTCAGGTGTTACAAAGAAATCTATACAACTACCGTCTTTCTGTCTATACATTAATCCTTCATATTCGTAATTATATATATTTGTAACAGGAGTAAAAGTAATATTATTACCATTAAAAGAAGCAACATAGTCTCCTTTCTTAATTCTGTTAACCTTAACAAACCCTTTAATGGTAAGTATATCAGTATCAGGGTGGAAACATTTCAGTTTCTCAACATTGTCAAGACCAGAAAAATGTATCAAGTTATTCTTATAAAAAAGATTCATCAAGACCTTATCTTCAGTAACCAAATCGCCAACACCAATATCACTAATAATCTCATGGAATGGAAGCCATACAGTATTTTTAAGTGAAGGCAATGTCTTCCTCACAACAAGCATCTTCTTCTTTTCCTCTGTTAACATCTTAACAGCAAGAAGTTGCATAATACTAAAGCTCTTACTTGAACCACCACCACCAATATTTACATTAATCTCCTTATCTGAATAATAATTCTCATAAAAAACCCTTGTTGCTTTTAAATTAATAGCAACAGCATCAACAGGTGGCTTCGTCGAAGTCTTCTTCCGTCCCATTCAACCTCTCTATTCCAACAGTAATTTCTTTTCTCGGTCTCCCTTTCTTACCTTTAAGGGCTGGTTTAGCTTTCTCAAGTGCCTTAATATTATCAGGTTTAATAACTCTTTCAGGGGCATTAAAACCAACAGGCATAATCTTCACATATATAGGTCTCTTTTCATTACCCTTATCATCGCCTTTCTCGTTCCAGCCCCTGTGTTTACCCATACATTTCAACCAGAACATTGCAGCTATCGAATCCTGTTTCTCCACAATCCTTGTATACAATACATCTTCCACATTATCAAGAATTGTTTCCCTGATACCATTTAAAACATCTTTCAAAAGTTTTGATTTCTTAATCTTCTCATCAACAGTATTATAAGAAACACCAAACTCAGAAGCTACCTTACTAATCTTACCAGCATTCCTGATTAAAGAATCAGCAATATTTTCAACACTCAAACCATCTGTTCTTGTTTTCAGTTCATTAAGACCCTCCTCAATAACTGCATCTATTGTCTTTTCTTCTCTCTTTTCTTCCTTTTTCTTAATTGCTTTCTTAACAGCACTTTTATTCTTCTGTTTCCTGCCCCATTGCTTCCTTATTGCTCTGAGGGTATTAACATCTCCC